ATTCATAGTCCGAACAAAAATCAACGACCGTGGCTTGTGCGTAACCTGCGTCAATAAGAGTTATAGGAATGTTGTAATACTTCCCCGCACCATCTTCGTACGTAGTTTCTTCGATAACTCGTCGGACTTCGGCCCACGCTTTCGATTCGATCCGCGTACAGTCGTCATCTTCGAAGCGCCAATAGTCAATCAAGAAACATCGACAGTCTCGCGTCCAACCGAACACGGCGACAGCTAGGTTACTTTTATGAACGTCAACCAAACACGATAAAAATAGAATATCGGAGCCTGCATATTCACGAGCGAATTTATTTGGGATAGTGCCGTACATATATTCGCTACGTCGATGGCTTGATACATACATAAACGTGACTTTGTCGCCACGAACCTCAAAAGGTTCCGCGAGGATGTTGTTATAAAACGTTTTGAATTTCCCGTAATCACGCACCCGTTTCTCGTCCGGGTCGAATGCTGCTAGATAGTCGGTAACGCATTTGTACCAAGGTTGCATCCCGATAGGGCTGTAAAACGCCGGCAAATGATACGAACGAATGTTGGGCTCGGCTGGTTTTGCCGTCGGCACCCACGCGGCACCATGGTCCGGTGAAAACAGTATCTCTTTATCGTGTTCGAAGTGTTCGTGACCACAGTTCTCGCAAAGATAGCGAACTGAATCGAGCGCGAGTGTCCCGTCTTCGTCAAAATCCCACGCAAACCCAAATTCATGCCCCGTGGTTTTGTTAACACCCGACCATCGAAGCCCTTGAGCGTATCCACACGAGCGGCAGCGGATATGATAGATACGTTGATCCCCTCGACGAAACTGCGTCTCGATTTTAGAAGTATGTTTCTCAAGTGGGGTTGAACCGCGGAATATTTTCCGCCGTTCCCAATATGCGGAGCAGCGAGCGCTTGTTAATTCGTCTGGGTCACCATCCCTACCTACTTGGTCGGGCCATGCGTCGATTTCATCTTTCAGCATTACTTGAATTGAAAAAGAACGCATTTTATTGGCGTTAATTGCACCAAACGGGATCAAATACCCTCCGCCGGCCCACTGAATATGGTCTTTCGTGAGCCCTGTTTTACGACGGTTGCCCGAGTCATGGCTTTGAATGATGTCACTAAGCCCGCTCTGACGAATCATAGGAATAATGTTGTTCTCGACCCGGGAGAGGGCGAGTTCTTTATCAGCAGTCACGTACATGCACGGTGCGGTCGTTACGTGTGCCATGTAATACAACAGCCCTGATTCGAGCAACGTCGTATAGGTAATCTGAACACCTTTCTTTAGCGTAACCTCTCGAATAGGGGAGTCGGTATCGAAACAATCGACGATCTCGCGCATAAACGGGTTAACTGAGAAGCGCATGTACCCCGGCAGCGGTGATATTGACGACGGTATGTAGCGAGTCTCTTCATTGAAGGTTGAAGGCAGTACGTGCGAAATAGTATCGGTCAGGCCATCAACCTGAGACATCAACCAATCAGCCCCGATGCGGGCAATATCAGGCATTGTCTAATGCTCGTTGCATTTGGGTTTTTACTGGCCGAATAAACGACCCGATCTGGTCGTGGACGTATTTTTCGCATTCAGATTCGGTACTGCCGGCTTTAGCCATCGCCGCCACCCGTCTTGAAATGTTTTTAGCGCCATCAGTCAACATTTTTCGATGTGCCTGCTCAATTGGGCCTATAACACCTTCGGCAATTAGATCGCGGGCGACAAGCTCCCCTTCCGCCTTGGCATTTTTAATACGCTTCTCGTGAATATCTTCGATACGTTTCAAACCGTTCAACCATTCTATAAAACCGTGGTCAGTACCGAACATGGCCGCGAGTTCACGCAGAGACATATCCGCGAACGCTCGGATATTCTCCGGTACGCGCTGTAGCGGGTCGTTGTCGATGTCGCCAAGGTTGGCTTTCGCGCGCCGACCCTGCGGACGCTTCGGGGTGGGGGCGGCTGCTGACGTATTTCTTTCAGCCAGATACGACGCTACGGCCGGATGCGTAAGGTTTATTTTACGATCTTCGATAGCTTCGGACAGCCGCCCTTTACAAAGCCGCGTAACGTGGCCCGGGGACACCCCGGCCAACGCTGCGAACTCTGATTTTAGAATTAACTGTTTAATGGTTTGCCCTGTCATATTGCGCAATATATCACTACTCAAGTCTAACGCTAGGGTTGTTTTCAACGCCGTTGCTAAAAATAACATGGGTTGAGGTCGGGCTACTCACCTCAATTTCCCACTTTAGGGTCGAAAATGTTGGTCAAGGTCGGACCCCCTCCCCACGCGCTGCCCACTTTAGCCATTTTTGGCCGAATTTTTAAAAATCAGGGAATTCCCACTTGGTCCCCAAAAACGCAGGCAAAATTGAAAATTTTTCCCACTTTTAGTGCGAGGGTCGCAGGCGCGAATCAAAACGGCGGCCGACCCTCCTAAATTTACAGTACCTTTTTTATTTAGAAATCATGTACTTACGGAGAATTTTAGCCCAAATACTAATTCTGCTTAAATTAGTAGAAAATTAGTAATCCCCACGCGCTGCCCACTTTGCAAATTTATATGATTTGTTAGTTTTCCCACTTCGGCTAAATCTGTCCAAGCGTTCCGAGCATGTCCAACCCTACTTGGAACAGTCGGACAGAGCGAAAAAAAAGCCGCCTCGAATGAGACGGCCAAATGTCAGGCGCGCTTGGGGTTTACACGCCGACAAGGGAGCTAATAGCCGAAGAGCTTGTTTCGTTTCGCCTGAAATATGAGCGCCTGTCGATACCGCTCCGGAATGCCGCGGCTCGCTTCGACCGTCGCCGGTTCGAGCCATGGATTTGGGGGCACCGTCACCGTCGGTCGTGACAGATCGTAAACCATGCGTACGCGAATGTTGCGCCGGCTCCCTATCACCCGGAACAGACCTCGTCGCCGCCCTAAATCCATGTAGATAAAACGTCGCCCTGTGCGTACCGCTTCGAGTACAGCGACTTTGTTTTGCTGTGCCCGAGATTGGGTGCGTCGAGCCCGGCGGGTTATTTGAATAGATGTAAGTCGATTCGCTTTACGTGGCACCTTCGTACGTGGGCGAGCGCCCTGCTGACCCGCACTGTACGACGTGGGGATGGGTACGCCGCGGCGACCCTTACGCGGGATTGTAGCCCCCGTCTCCTGAGTTGCGAGATAATCAGTCGTCGCCCCTGTGCGTGATTCCTGACGATTAATATTTAGCTCTCGACCGACCTTTTCAACCTGAACGCTCCGCACCGTAAATGTGTTACGCAACACCATCTGATTGCGGATATTTTCAACACCCAATTTACGTGCTTCGAAGGCGGTGCCGTCGAGCGTGGCCCTCGTTGCAAACGGTACGGCTCGCTCGGCAAAAATCACAAATTGCCGTTCGAGTTGCTTAATACCCCTGTCGTCAATGTTGAACATGGGTGCATCATACCATGCGACCCAAACCTTAAAGCCTCCTACCGACTACTGTCAGAATCGCCTCATAACGCACGCTTCCCCCTACCACGAATCAACGATGTCCGAACACAAAGCTCGAAATATTCGTTCGTCCATCGCCTAAACGCTTAATAATTCACAGAAAAAACCTGTTTTCGCCCGTTACGGCATGGACGAACACCAGTTTCGTTCGTCCATCGTGTAACTGTATGAAATTGTTAATTTTTATAACCCTTTTTACACCCTATGGACGAATGGACGAACCAAAATCGAAAATGATAGTTAAATGTACGTACCATTATTTTAGTTAGTTAGTTTTTTAAGGGACTAACTAACTAACATATTAGTACGCGTATAAAAACTTCAAAATGAATTTAATCGTCCGTCCTTCGTCCATGGCGACCCAATAGCCTTGCGGTTGGTCACTCTCCGCATGGACGAACGAAATGGTCGATCCATAAAATTTCGTACACAATCGTTACTTTTGCTATATATGGGCAACACAGACCATATACGACAGAATTTAAAGCTCTTATTTTAGGTAAATATTCGCTTTTGTTAGTTTGTACAAATTTGTTAGGACTAACTTTCTGTATATTTGATTTACGAAAAAGCTTGTTTTCTAATTTTCGTTACGGTAATATCCAAATCGTTAGTTAACGGAATCAGGGCAAACCATGAACCTTAAAGTAGAACTTGACTATTTGGCTCAACAGGCTCGTAAGAAACCGGGCTATAAGCAGCGCCTCGTAGGTACTCAGTTTTACTGCATCATGCGACTTCGAGGGTCGCGAGTGCAGTGGTACGGGCAGTACGGGGCGTTGTCTAGGAAACGCGTCGAAGGGTATGTACGCGGCCGCACAAAACCGCTCGGGTCGCAGTAGCGGTCTAGGCAAATTTTTAATACACTCACGAATAGGGCAAACCAATGAAATCAATTTACGCAGTCATGTACAGCGAGTACGAGCTTGTCACGCAAGGTTGTGCGCCGCGCATTGTTGCAACGTTCGATACCGACCTAAAAGGGGACGCTTGTGCGCAGTTGGCTAACTACGCCAACGACATTGCTTCGGCTACGAAATCAAAAGTCGAAATACCAGACTCAAAACCCCCGTTCTCTGTTAGCCGCCCCACTATTTATGAATTCAAAAAAGACAACGAAGTCATAGACTCGCTCTCTATGCAACGTATTAACGTTGAAACTTCAGTCTCTATAAAATCGGATGTGGAAT